ATTTGCTCGTTGAGTTTTGTCTCCATTTCATCAAGTTTTTCTACCATGCTCTCAAGCACATCATATTTATCTTCAGGGATTGATACATAATGTTCTTCAAAAAGTCCTTTCAGACCAGTCATGAAGGAATTGGTTAACTCTTCCTTCAGACCACCTTCAATAGCAAGTGCATTCTCTTGGAACCACTCGTCTGCAACATACTCAAGGTAAGAATCAACGCGCTCTGAAAGAGTTGCTGAGATTTCTTGAACCTCTTCAACCAGACGCTCTTCATATTGAGCTTCAAGAGATTCCTTAACTTGGTTTACTCTTGAGATGATTGCAGCTTCAAAAATTGTTTTTGCCTTTTCCTTGAACTCTTCTGAGAGTTCTTCACCTTCGATGAGAGCGTTGACATCTTCTTCGATGTCATACTGCTCTTCAACTACTTCTTCTTCCTCACTTTCTTCTTCGCCTTCTTCCTCTTCAGAAATTACAGACTCAACCTCTTCAGTCTCTTCTTCGGAGATCAGATCTTCATCTTCGAGTTCTTCTTCTTCCTTCATGCCTTGCATTGCTTCAGCAGGCTTAGCACCTTTGTTTACGATATCCTTAACTTGCTTAAGTGTTCCACCTGGTGTCTTCAACTTTGCTGAATCGTCGTCAGACTTATAATTTTCTGGCGTAGGACCTCCAAGATCTTCCCAAGAACCAGTTTGGCCTGGAGTTACTCCAGAGAGGCTTGGCATTGGATCTGCTGCCTTTGCATTAGCGTTAACGGCAGTTTTGGATTGCTTAGTGCCTACTTCCATTTCTTGTAATTGTTTACCACGAGACATTTGAACTCTCCGATTTTCCTGTATGAAATCTATATTTATTTATAAATTAATAAATTACAACGAATTAATGAAATCGTTGAATAAGTTTAGTTTATGCTCTTCTAGTCTTTTTTGATCTACAAGAGTGTTGATTCTTCTCTGAGTTTGCTCTGCAAGTTTTTCACGAAGAATACCGCCATCCCAAATCCACTCTTTTCCTTCCATAATTCCTTGAACAAAAGCGTCAGGAGCAGAAGGATCTGCAACGATATCAGCTGCAGTTGCAAGCATAAAATCTTCACCAACTTCATTGAAACCTTCTTTGGTTGGTCTCAGCGAACCAATGCCACGAGAAGAAACACCTAAACAAACACCTTCCTTGAGGAGAGATTCTGCAATCTTACCCATGGGAGTGGATAGGATTTGTGCCTTACCGATAAAATTATTACCTTCTCTTTGAAGGTCAACAATTTTATGAGAAACTCTGTCTAGGTTAACAGTAGGTCCATCTGGATGACCGAGCTCGCCAAGAGCACGACCTTTATTTACATACTGTTCTGTATAACGCTTTACTTCACGCTCCATAACAGGCATACGGTACATTCTACCGTTTCTGTTTACCTGCTCTGCTTGAAGAAAAACACCTTTAATGAAAAGATTTTTCTTACCGTTTACATTTTCAGTAAGAACTTCTACCTTTTCGATTTCTTCTCTGATTAGTTTCATTTTTCTAATTGGTGAGACCTACTTTTGATGCTTTAATTGCTGAAGATGTCCAAATAACATCTGTTGGAAGTTTTTCTAAAAACTCAACTGAGTTGGATGGCATACTAAAATAATTAGTGGTTGCTGCGCCAACAATTGTTGAAACTCCAACAGTAATAATTCCTGCGGTATTGTTATGAAGTCTCACACAGGTTGCATTACCAATACTTGTTGCCGCACCAGCAGAAATACCTGTAGATACTTCAGATTCAATTATTTTTGTTCTTTGCATCTCTATTGTATAATAATTAATAACTATTTATTATATGTATCACTCTTCAGATTCTTCGGCATCAATAAGTTGATCCTCGCCAAATAAACCTGCAGCAACTTCAGGTCTAAAGGAGTCAATTTTTTCAGCTGACTTAGCAAAAAGAATATCTTTAATTTTATCGCTGATCTGTGATGGAGATTCATCAGCAATGATCATATCCAGAAGCTCATCCATTGTTTTAATTCAATTTATAATCTCTTATATTTATATGGTGCCACCCTTAGGCATCTTCACTGGACCTGCATCAACTTCTGCAGATGTTGCATCGGCATTTACTGATGATGCGTCAACTTCGGGTTCCATCACTGGTTGACCCAAATCCATTTGTTGTTGATCCATTGGCATACCTGTATTTGGATCTACTGGAATACTTGGATCCGGAATTATTCCTTTTTTGATCTCTTTTTTAATAAGAGCATCTTCTTCAATGATTTCTTGATCGGTTTGGCGAAGAATTTTTCTTCTCAGATAATCTTGTGAGAAATACTTTCCAACATAAGGTTCTGCAGTTTGAACCATTGCAAGCCTTTCATTTAGAAGTTCTGCTTCTTTCAATTCTGCAAAATGGTTATCATAAAGGAAGTCATATTGAATATGCTCCTCCATGAGTTCCCAATCTTCTGGAGTAATGATATTCTTAAGAATCAGTTGAGTTTTCAACATATCATTGAACATATATGAGAATCTTTTTCTCAATCTTGCAACAAACTTACTAAATTTGACCTCATCACGGAGAATTTCTGATGATCTTCCTAGGTTAAAACCGCCATCTCCACCAATTCTTGTTGTAGGAACATTTAGAGATCTATAAAGTTTTTCTTGGAAATAATTAATATCTGTAATTTCTCCGAGATTTTGTCCACCTGGGAGTGTGGAGATTTCTGTTCCCCTACCACCTTCACGGCGAGGAAGCCAAAAATCTTCAAGCATACTCATGAACTTTTTGTCGTCACGAATTTCCCCAGTACTTGCATCATATACAAGTTTGTTACGATAACGCATCATAACATCACGAAGATATTGTTCTGCTTTTACTTTAGGTAGATTTCCTACATCAATGTAAAAAATTCTACGCTCAGGAGCACGAGACAATCTATAGATAACAAGCGAGTCCTCAATCATACGAAGTTGATTGAGTGACTTGATTGCTTTGTGGAGATATGAAAGTGTTGATCCTTTATTTCTATCAACAAGGCCAGAGGTGCAATATGTCACAGAATCTCTTGTCATTTTAATTCCACCAGATCCACCTAAGGCAGATGGATTATTGGTTGGATAATTCATCTTTGGATTGTAGATGAAATATTCCTCAATCTCTGGAAATTCATAATCCATTGGATTGTCAGTATTCACATTTGATAATCTAAAATTATCATTACTCTTCTTCTTTTGTTGACGAACATAACGCATTTTCATTGCGTCCATGTAACGAAGTTCTTGAATACCCTCGTGTGGATTCTTAAGATCAATTACTTTATGATAATATAATCTCCCATCAATATACCAATTTCTGTAGATTTCGTGAGATTTTCTATCAAAATCTAAAAGTTCTAAAATATATTTAAATTCTTTTCTTATCTTGGTCTTTATGCCATCACTAGCGTTTAAGTTTGAAAGTTCTATCTGAATTGGACTGTCATTAGTATCTGACACAATTGCTTCGTTTACAATATCTTCAATGGCACTATCGCATTCTGGATGTAGTGCCATTTCACGATATCTCTTAATTAAATCAAATTCTGTTCTATATACTCCTTCTATATCAACATAGGAACCAAAAAAACCACTAGTCAAATAATGGTCAACCCCGTCCTCATTATTGGGAGGAACGGGGGAGACCGCATTTGGTGATGTTGGCTCAGTATTCTCAATAGAGAATCCAAATAATTTTGCCATAATTTATTAAACTGATAGTTTCCTTTTCAGTATTTATGCAATCAAATTACGCCTGATCCTTTGTCCAAGCGCCTGGTTCCCAGTATTGAACTTGGAACTCTACTGTATACTCTTCAATAGTATCACTTGCATCATATGAAAGATCGATTGCAGAAATATTGGTTGGGAAAATATCAAAGAAAGTATATGTTTTTAATGGAGTGAGTGTAGCTCCATTTACAGCACCCGAATTTGAAGAAGATTCGATACCATTATCAGCACCTCTTCCGAGTTGATGGACAAGAGCATTTGTCATATATGATCCTGGATTAGTTGCTCCAGTATTATTTGAGTTCTTGCTCATACCTTGCATCCATGCCTCGAATGCATTTCTCAGTAAGAAGTTTTCATCGTTGATAATAGTGACAGTCCAGACATCGAAGGTTCTGTCTCCAGCAACCTTTAATGTACGGCCTCTAAATGGAACCTCAATGGGTGCAATATTTGATGCTGGAAGTGCAGCAGATTTGCACATAAATTTGAACAAATCTGCTTCTTGGTTGTCACCAGTTCTCCAAACATTTCCTCCTGCAGCAACAGGGAATGATGGAATTTCAACTTCGAATAAATTAGGTCTCGCTCCTCCACCAGATAGTTTTGATTTAAAAGCGGTGATTGTTCTGAGAGTGGACATTTTGAGTTCCTCCTTCTGTAATTAATTTAGGTTAGATTAAACTGATCCAGCCACTTCTTCAAAACTTACACCCGTTCTAGTGGCAACGAATGTGAGTGTAATATAATTGATTGACTTGGTTGGTTTCAGGAAAATATCAGCTCTGAACTCATTATTATCAATGACATCTGGAGTGTTATTTGTTTCATCGCAGATTACTACGAAGTCATAAATTCCTCTCTTTGCCTGAACATCACGCAGGTATGGTTCGACAATATTGACAAAGTTTGATCTTGTGGTTTGATCATTCAGTTCAAACAGTTGTGCCTGTGCTGATCTTTCGAGTGCTTGCTCTACTGTTAGGAACAATCTGCGAACATTGATTCTATCGAATGCAGAAGGATATGAAAGTGCTGTCTTATCTCCGAAGAGAAGAACTCCTGTTCCAGGTTGATTTACAATCGCATTGACTCTAGCAGTGTAGAGAAGATCTCTTTGTGCCTTTGAAGGATTGTATGCCAACTTGATAGCATTGTTTAGAACACCTCTCTGTTGACCCGCTGGAGAGAACCATGGGAATCCAGTGACATTCGTTCTAGTCATCAATCCAGCAATGTCTCCATTGCAAGGAATATAT